CAGGTTCCTTCCATTATGATCCTAATTGCTGCATTCTTCGAGCCACCGGTATTGTACAAGTACCAGCTGTCTTTTTCCTCATCTAATTTTTTGATTAGTTCATATGTTTTCCCATATCCGGGTGGCCCTACTTTACTGTCAGCCTTTGCCACTTTCAGCTTGACTCCTTCCAAGCTTTCTAAGTCTGCCTTGAGCAATGATTTGAGCTTCAAGCACTGGCTGGCATAACTCTGCCTCATGACATGCATCATGATCTTTCCGCTCCTTGTCTTAACTTCTCCCATTCTGTATATCACTTTCCCATTCTTGACCAGTGGTGTTGACCATTGTTTCTGATTTGCTGGCTTTATATAATCACCTGACTTAAGTTTCAAATGTCCAACTTTCACAATTGCATCCTTCCCATTTGATGTTATAGGACAGGGCACCAACCGAAATGTTGCTTTCAATTTGTCAGGCAATTCATCCGCTACCGTGGCTCTTATGGATTGGATTGTAGCTATGCATTCTTTTATATCGCCCATAACGGCGTCATGTATGTCACTTTGATCTCTCACCGTGAGTTGGCTGAAGCCTCCATCATTATAATACTCAGTTGGGCTTAGCTGCAATTTGTCAAGTAGTTTGTTTCTGGGATCTTCCGGGAGAAGGTTGTCCATTGTAGCCAGAGGGTCTGGGGCTTCCTCTTTGGTGCTTGCATGCATGGTGCTGTTAAGGGCCTCGAATTCCACTCTCACCCTATCTTCGAACTTGCACAATGTGAAGTCATATCTTCTTCCTATACTGTTAAGAGCTGCTCTCTGATAAACGCTTTCATGTATTGCTGAACTCAATCTGAATTGGATTCTTCCAGGATGTGCTATTTCTAAATTCGCTCTGCACCAGTGCCCCACGTTGCCAGTCACTGGCTCTTCGAACATAATGAAGCTGAACACTTCTGTGCTTTGATCTTCATGTATGATGGTGTCGTTTTCTCCATATTTTATCACTGCATTGGCTTTGTAGTGCCTAAGGGTATCGCACATGTCTAGCATGCTATATAGTTGGGATTTTCCCACATGCTGTTGAATGCTTTCTTTATTTGTAATCCTTTCTAACACTTTGGATAATGTGGTTAAGCCACAATCATCGTCTTTGCTGGGGATCATTTCTACATTCTGTAGTTTGAATGCAGATTTAACAACTTGTGTTCCCGGCTTGACAAACCTTATTTTTGCATTATACATTCCATAGTTGATGAAGGTCCTCTCTGTTTCTGATTCCTGTGCCCTTAATGCAAACATGCAAGGTAATCCATACTCTGTGATCAATGTTGATATCTCTCCTTGCACGTCTCCGTGTTCTATCTCGTGAGTCTCTAGCCCATCAACCACTGCACTTGCGGTTTTTGCCCACGTTGGTTTAGCGGTGTCGCCTGGCTGGGTCACATTGGGTTTTCTCTTTGGCTCTCCAAACACCACTGCTTCGGGCTGAGATTGGCGACCCACAGTTGCCTCTATTAGCTCGCTTGCTTTTGTGGCATTATGCCCGCAGTGAGGACAGTTG